GTGTCCCGTAGAGCGTTTTGATTTTCAAAAGCAGGGGGGGAGATTATATAGCTATTCCCCGTCTGCGTGCCGTCCTGCGCAAGAGATCAAGCCCCTCATCCGTCAGCTGGTTCGTCACGCGGTCATGCATCCTGTTGTGCATCTCCGCCGACAAACTAATTAGATTCCAATCATCCCATTGATACTGCGGGTATTGATCACGCGGGAAGATATGATGCACCGTATTCGCTTGAACTATCCTTCCGTATCTCTTGGATAGCTGGCATTGATACTTATCTCTCCGCAAGATACGTTCCCGTTTTGTTTTCCATCGCTTTGAATCGTACATTGTAAGCCGTGGATTACCCGCCACGGCATCGGGATGAAAGGAGGAATATGATGATGAAAAAGAAAAAACCGCGCCGATAGTCAAAGCTTTAGCCTTGAGTATCGACACGGTTCAGATCATGAACTCTCGCCCGTCATTACTCTTCTGGTTACTTGCAGGATGATGAACCCTCGTTTCGTGCGTCTGATCTCCACATCAGACACAGCCTCATCCCGTAGCAATCCGTCAAGATATTTAATTGTTTCTTCTCGGTCTCTTATTTTATCATGCTGTTTATTTCCTGTCAATCTATCGCCTCCCGGTCATAGCATATCCTCCCACCATGCCAGCGCAAGAAGGCAGGCCGCAGAAAGAAGCCATAATGAAACAATGATTAAGAATGTATTCATTGCTCTTCCTCCTCTCCTATCACCAGCGGCAACACGAACGGACACGCAAGCGCAATCAATATAACTTTTACTAATTCTGTCATGGCCTAACCTCCGCTCCGCTCACGCCGTTGCATCTCACAGCAAACCGGAGACCCTCGATCTCTCCCCGGAGCCGTTCGTTGAGGCGATTGAGATATTCAATGTGTCCTTCTAGGTCTTTGATCTGAGCCTGTGCCTTTTCAAGTTCCGTCATCGGTCTGTCTGTCATCGGTCTATCCGTTTTTGCTGTTGAGTTACACATAATCATTCTCCTTTCATCATGTCACAGTCAATTGCCTGACCGCATTTTGCACAAATATTTCTGTTAGTGTTGTTATGGAAATCGACTGCCTTTAGCCTCTTGTTCCACATCCCGATCCAAGTTCCGCAGGTCGGACAATACAGATTCCGTAAATTGTCATTACAAACGTCTATGCTTATCATCGGCTTTTGCGGTATTTGCTTTTTCATGGCTTCTACCGCAATCTCAGCCGCCCACGGATCAACGTCTACCGCTGTCTGTATATGCCTGATTGCACATTCAATACGGTCAACCTCCTGTGCCGTCATCCTTCGCCCTCCTGTTCTTCTCTTTTGATTCATTCTTCTCTCCTCTCCTTCCTGTTCAGAGCATCCGCAATTCTTGATAATTGATATGCTATGTTTTTCAAATCCGTGTGGTAGTCATACGAATGCGGTACGCCCCAAACAATCGCCGTATCAATAACAAGTACAAGTGCCGCAAATACAATCGCCGCTGTCATCCTTCTCTCCTTTCCGCATCTGAACAATAATACATAAAAGCGTCATGGATTTTGCACCAGTACCGACCGTCAGCAATGGGTGTTTCTACTCTGTGTATGCAATCCTCACAGCATACGATTTCCGGCTGTGCGGGTGGCAACCCCCTAATTGCTTCAATACTCCATCCGTTGCATTCATCAACGCGGTAGAGCGCATCAATCGCCGCTTCCATCGAAATAAGTTCGCCATTCGGAACATTTTGTGCTGATTCTTCCTTCCGTTCCTCGATTTCTGGCTGTGCAGGTGGCAAATCAGACAATCGTTTTTCAATAATGTTTGCCAATCCTCTCCATTCTCCACATTCAAAATCAACAATTTCTATCGCCGCCTGACGGCTGATTAAGTCCATAGCGCACCTTTTACCTTTCGTTTGATTTCTCTGCATACACTCATAAGGCTGTCTTCATAAGGCTCACGTACAAAGTTCCTATCCACTTCCTCACAAACCTTTTCCTCTCTGCTCATCGCCGCAAGGAATATTCTTTGTTCTTTGTCAGTCAGCTGTTCTGGCTGTGCCGGTGGTAATGCTTCAACACACTCTATACAATCAATTTTGGTGTCAATTTGTGTTGGCGTTACTGCAAATACATTATTTCTCATTGCATTAATCGCCGCCTGTCTGCTGATTAAATCATTCATCCTGTTCACCCCCATTGTTCAGCCATGGCTTTTGCAATGCCTGGGAACGTTTTGCTTCTGGCTTTTTCGCGTTCAGTTTGGCCGCCTTTGATGTTTCTCATTCCTTCGCACCAACCAATCTTTTTGCCCTTGCCTTTCTCGCCTTGCAAAATGTACATGGGCGGTGGCGGCGGCAGGCTGTTACTTCTTTTAAGTTTAGGGAGTCCTTTCAGCCATAGGCACGTTCTCTTTTCATGGTAGTTTTCAGCGTCGTCCTCGCTTTCTGCGAAAAAGTAAGGGTGAATAATCTGGTCTGGCTTTCTGTATGACGAGTTCATAAAGCCGACCGGATTTTCTACTGCGACACGGTCACAGTCAGCTAGGGCGAATTGCATGAAGAAAACAGCGGCTCTTGCTCGTTCTTCCCATCTGTTTACCACTTTCTCGGCAGCGCAACATTTAAGTGAATAATGCCTTGTAGCTACGTTGGAAAGATATGTGCAGGGCGGATGTGCGATCAATAAATCCCACTTGCCACAAACAGTATGTTTCTTCCCGTCCATCGTCTCAAATTCGCATCGACCATTAATTAGTGGCAACACGTCTCCCCTGATATGCCACTCCGGATGACCGCCAGAACACTCTTGAATATCACATGAGTATGCTTCGTGTCCTTTATCTCTGAACGCCGCACACACTCTCTGCGATTCCTCACAGGCAACTAAAACTTTCATTTTATTACCGCCTCTTTTGTATTTTTAAGCGCATCTATCGCCGCCTGACGGCTAATTGAATCATTCTCCTGACCGCACGAAAATGATCGCTTTATCAGATCCTTGCTGTTTTCCATTCTTTGACCTCCTTCTCGTATCCGCATTTAGGGCAGACCCATCCGTAACCGTCTTTGTAAGTCAGATAAATCTTCGGTGCGCCCTGCTCTGCACAGCAACGATGGCATACAAGCCGCTTGCGTATTTTAATACGTCTATTTCTATTGCTCATTCCTTTTCCTCACCGTCCTCGCATTCATCGGTATAAGCCGTGTTATAACCGTAATTGTCCGAATCCTCATTCCCACAGTAGAAGTCCAAGTTGTTTGGATTCGTCCAATCCCGGCGGTTATATTTGCAGTTTCCGCAGTTAGTCATTTTCTTTTTCCTTTCTGATATTCCTCAAATGTCGGCACACTCCAAAAAATGAAGTTGCTGCACCATCTTTGAAGTTTCCGATAAACAGGGTCTGCGTGTTCCTTGTCGTATATCATTGGATAAGGGCTAAATTTTAGTTCGCGGCATAACTGAATTCTGTATATGTCCTGTTCTAACGTTGTGTCAAAATTACAAAGAACGTAAACCATGACGCGCCCTCTGTTCTTGTTGAATCCGGTCTTTTCCGCGAACATCCTTAAGCGTGGCTCAATGATATCCTTGTCTTGCCAGCGATCGAAGGCAAAGTGAATACATTTCAGCTTCAGCCTCTTAATTTTTTCAATGTTCTTTTCATTAATCAGCCTGATATCTAAACCGCCGTTGAATTCAATCCGCGCTCCGGTGCTTATCAGTTGGTCTAGTAAATCGATATGGTCTTTGCATGCTAATATGTTTTGATCCAGCAAAACTATATCTTTTTGACCGTTCCAGAACTCCGAAACATCTGCCACCTTGACCGATCGGGAACCGTCCTTTTGTGTTGTATGGCAAAACGCGCAGTTTCTGGGACATCCCCTTGTCAAGTAGCCGTATGCCGTATCAAGATATTCAGGATAAATTGAATAGTCCGGAAAGATATGCTCTACGCGTTCGGGGAGCGGTTTGTCTCGTTCTGTTCTGTATGTCTCTTTTCCGCCCGTCAGTTCTATACAGTATCCCGAACCGCCTTTAATGATTTTATCCGCGTATATCGGAAGCTCGTATTCATCCGAAAAGGAAAACACTTTCGACATATAAACCACGTCATATTTTTCGATTAAACCGTCAAAAGGCTCGTACCATCGGACGCGATCGCCACCGGCCTTATGCCATGCGGATATTTTCATTAAAGGCAAGTTCGGGAAGTTGTGACCGTCAACATCGATTAAACCGACTTTCAATCATCCGATTCTCCTTCCATCATTTTTCTGAAAGCCTTTTCTGCCGCGTCATGCGTCCAGCCTTGTGTTCCGGCAAAACTTGCGGCCTTGATTGCCTGTCCACAGTTCGGGCAATAGTTCCAATGCGCTTCGGAAATGCCCGCGCCGCACCGTCTACAAGTGGTCTGCTTCTGATAGCCTCGTTTCGGCGGGTCGATCACCTTTGGTGGGAGCGGGATGCACTTAAGTGTTGCCGCTACGTATTCGCGCTCCTGCTGATAACGTGTGCGGCGAGTCTGTTCGCGGAGCAAGATTTGGTCGCTGGTCATCACTTCCCCCTTTCAAAAAAGCGTCATCTGTTCAGCCATGTTCAGCCGTACCATTTCCCTCTGTTCCCGCGTCATCCTGTCGAATGTCCTGCGGTTCGTGAACAGGTATTCTTCGACATGGTAGCCGTTGCCGTTCGCCGCCGAAAGCTGAACTTTGCTGATGTGTGCCACCGGGATGAACTCTTCCGGCATGGCGTATTCGGAAATATAAATGTTGTCCTGTTCCGCCGCCCATTCGTAGAAGGCTTCGGAGTCAAAGCCGCCGTATTTCCCGCAGTTCGTGCCGTTATATGGCGGATCGCAGTATATGAGTGTGCCCGGCGGGATCGTGACTTGTCTGTAATCGCTCTGAAGGCTCTGAAGGCTCTGAAGGCTCTGAAGGCTCTGAAGGCTCTGAAGGCTCTGAAGGCGTTGTAAATTCTCCGCAATCTGTAGCCTTTCAAGCTGTTCATTCCTCGCTCCGTCCACGCCGTAGAGCCTCTGCAATTGCCGTTTATAGTCCGCATAACGGTCATATACGCCTTTTTTATAAGACGGCGTTAGATTGATGCCAAGTTCCCGGAACAGCCTTAAATCGCCTTTAAACACCGCAAGATGATACGCGTGTTTGTATTCCTCGATGTCCGCCCCGTAAATGTAATCAACCCCGTTGTTCCCGAACGACCATACAAGAGCAATATACGCGTCCTTATCTTTCAGCCTGTGGAATTCCTCTCGGCTTATCCATTCCGGGTGGCTTTCGACCGTGTGCAGACCGTTCGCGCATTCAATGAACAGCTTCGGGAGCCGCCCATCTATGTCATTAACGATGAACTGTCTCCACTTCCCGGAAAGCATCGCCGCATGAGTGACCGCACCGCCGCCGAAGAACAGGTCGAGGAAGGTGTCTGCTTTCGGCAACTGTTCAACAAGCCACCGCGCAATTGCGTTCTTGCTTCCCTTGTACGGAAGGCCGTACCGCACTCACGCCACCCCCTCTAACCACGGCACGCGCATCCTCACGGCCTCTGCAATCCGGCGGCAAGCTGTCCGCCACTCAACCTTGAACCGTTCCCATTCCGTTTCCGAAAATCCCGTCTTGATCGTCCGCTCCTTCGGCGGTGCTGGCGGTTCGGGCGGTATTTCGACCTCGACCGCCCACGCGCCCCGGACGGGTTCGCGGTATTGCGCCTTTTCCCGCAGCTTCGGGATGGATATGCGCAGGAACCGAGCTGCGTCCTCCTCCTGGATGTCGGTCTGTACGGTGCCATGCTTTATGGATTTGATTTTGTACGTTGCCATTTAAAAACTTCCTTTCAGTTTCCCGAAGGGGTCTTCGTCGTCATCCGCGCATATCTTTTCTTCAGAACGATTCAGCCAAATATCAACAGCGGCTTTCCAATCTGCTATTTTTGTGTTGCCGCTCATCCAATCACGGGCGTTGTAATAGCTGATAAATTTGCTCGCATTGAAGTCCGGCGCGATCCCTCTGGTTGTGGCTCTCATGTCAATGTACGCCTGACAGATTTTCTCCGAAGGCGGTAAAGACGTGCGCGTTTCCGTTAACCCTTTATCATTAACATTCTCATTAACATTAACATTTACATTATCATTATCATTTACATTTACATTAGGGGTTTCCTTGGGGTTTCCTTGGGGTTTTCTAGGGGTTTTTGGTCTGCCGCCTTTTACCCCGTATTTCGCGCCATTTTTTCCGTTCTCATATCGCCGGAGATTGGCGTCAATCTGTGGTTTTATGAGATCGAAGATTGCGGAAGCCACGCCTTCCAGTTCGTTCGTCTTTGAATCAAAAACGTATTCGCAAATGTGTGAATAAATTATTAACTGGTCTTTTTTCTTCAATTTTTTGATCGCATCATAGAACGATTTATAAAAAATGAAGCTGTCTTTTTGTGAGTTATCCACAACTTACCTCTTCAACTTCAACGTTATCTATGTCGACAATCGCCTCGATTAATACCATCAGGGCTTCAAGACGCGGGTCGCTGAATTGTGTTCTTTTCCCGTCGAAGCCGTATTTTAGAATGGCATCCATCACACTTACAAAGTCCGGCTCGCTTAACTGTGAAATCGCTCCGTAAATCATGACACTGAAAACAGATTTGTCTCTCACGCTTCAGCCTCCTTTATAATGATCATATTCTCCGTTGTTTAGCCTTTCCTTAATATCCCTGTAAAGCAGTTCCCGAATCAACGCCCCGGAAGTATCCGCCTTACAAAAGATCACACTTGCATCGTACCGCGCCATAAACGCAATAAGGGACGCGCGGAACGCCGTGGGGTTCAGCCTGGACTTATATCTGTGATTATTGATTGCTTCCCAGCTTCCGCCCTCAACGAGCAGGTAAACCTTCGCGCTGTTATTCCTTGCCCGTTCGAATTCGCGTCCGAACCTGTCCCGGCCTCTTGTGAAGCACTGCGCCAGTTCATCAAGCGACATTTTCCGTTCGACCACGCAAGCGGGTTTTAGACGCGTCTCGCGGTCATATAACGGCCTATCATCCGGGAGCGTAACATTCCCACAGTAATCACCAAAATCAAGCGTGGCGCGCTCATACAAGCCGAAAGCGGCGTATCTTTCCGCCGCCCTCGGTGTGTTTTGCTCACGGTTGTCAACTATGACGCGGAACGATTCAAGTGTTTTTTTGATGTCGAAAATATCCATTTTCTCAACCAAACGGTAATTCGTCGTCTGTCACGCCCTCCGGGATCGCGAGGAAGCCATCTGGGCTGGGTTTCGGAGAAAGGTCGACGGAAATCATCTTGTCTTCCGGCATTCTCCCGGGATTACCGTTTCTGACATCGTCGGCAACACAAGTCCACTTCATCCGGGTGTGACTGTAAATGTTGCCGTTGTACTGGCTCTGCTCGATATGGAACTTGCCACCGATCAGCTTGTTGCGAAGGCTCTTTACGTCCCCGGCAAAAACAAAGCCGTTGTTGCTGTCCTCGAGGTCGGCGAAGAATGTATTCCAATTATCCCAGATGAACTGCTGGCTGTTATCGTTAGGGATGGTAAGGCGGTAAACAGCATCGAATGACCACCTCTTGTCCTCGTTCTGATTCGCTCTGTACTGCTTTTCGTAGAATCCGGTGTAATCGCCTTCCGCGATATCGAAAGAAATCTCCAGATAAGAGCCGTTATTATTCTTCGTGGATTTTTCCTCTGCGTTCATGATCTTGATGACATACGCACCCTTCGGGAGTGCTTCAAAGGTTTTTTTGCGTTTTGATTTATCGTATGTAGGTAACATTGTTTATTCTCCTTTCATTCCGTAATATTCGCGGATAGTCGCGTCGACTGCCTTCAGGTCGTTCGGGATTTCCAGATCAAACATCCCTTCCGGGCTTTTTGCGGTACTCTGCCCGTTGCTCTGCGTGTAGAACTTATGGTCTTGGCAATACAGGACGATATCGAAACACCCCTCAACCGTCAGCTTCTCGTCGAGCATCTTGCCGATCGTCTTGACCTTTTCCCGTCCGTCCGTGTCCGATTCTGAGTGATGCAGGAAATAAACGATTTTGTTATCATCCGGCATATCATTAACGGCGTGAATAAGGTTGCGGAAGTTCGCCGCCATCTGGGTATATTTGTCATATCCCTTTTCTGCTGCGCGGTCGAAAAGTTCGTTCACGAGCAAATACTGGCTGTCGTCTATGACCATGCTCTTCGGCTTCGCCGTGCTGATTGCCTTCATGATCCATGAGTATTTAGCAAGGTTGGCTTGCGCATAGGTGTTAATATCTGCGCTGTTTTCGTAACGTGGAACTTTCACGACCTTGATATCAGAGCGGAACGGAAGCCGCCCCTTTTCGACGGAAATAACGCCGACTTCGTCAGCCTTGAAATTCTTTAGAGAATATGTCTTGCCGGAGCCAGACCGTCCGATAATAAGAACTGGCAATGCCATTTTGTCCCTCCTTTAATCTATTGAAACCTTCATTTCTTCCTTGACCCACCAATCGAAACACTCTTCGCAATACAGGTCGCCATCGTATTCGAATGCGTAATCGTCTTGAATTGGCTCTCCACAATGTCTGCATTTCGGGAGACGGTCAAGCTTTTCGGCCTGTTCCCGGTCGTAATTGTCAAAATCCCGAAGCGGGTCATCCGTGAATGATACGCTCATAGTCCGCCTCCTTCATTAACGCGATCGCGCCATATAGCTGTTTGCCTTTGAACTTTACGTTCGGGCGTTTCTTGTTGGCGTCTTCCGAATAGACCAATACCCGGCCTTCGTCGTACGGGGTTGCGCTCGGATGCCCGCCAACGACAAACATAAGCATTTCTAGGCTTTCCGGGATGTCGAGCCATTCTTGGGACTTGTCAGAATATCTGACCTGTAGCCTCATTGATAACCTCCTTGTTTTGTGATATATTCGGAGGTGCAAGGTAATTTATTTTGCACTCTCCGGGAAGTCCGACAGGTTGCGTCTGCCGGGCTTTTTCATTTTTCGATCATCGGCAGAACGACATTCGCCCAGAAAACGCCCATAAACCACGCCCACGCACCAGTAATGATGAAGGCCGCAGACAGGCAAGTGTCTAACTCCTGCAAGCGCGGAATCTGGATCAGAGCGGCGAGCATGACCACGAAGCTGATTAAAAAGACTATGATGCACTTTGTTTTGTTCAGCTTCATGGTTATTCCTCCTCTGGGTTGTAGCCGTAGAGTTCATTGATGACCATTTCCGTTTCCCGGATTTTACACTCTATTTCCTTGACGTTTTTCTCGTCTTCTTTGCTTTCGTAGTAATTATGCGAACGCATAAGGTCAGAAAGTTTTTCCTCGAATTCATTGACGACGATTCTCCACGCCCAGAGCGACAACTGAGGAGTTTCGGTTGTTCTGTTTTTCATGATTCCCTCCTTTTGTGATTTATAAATAGTTCCAGACCGTTGTCGGACAGTTCGTGAACTCTTCACCGTCCACGCCGACAAAAACAATAGTTCCGAAAAGCTGATGAACGCCCAGCTCCATGTTAAACGGCTTGCTGTTGATGATGCCTTCCTCATCCACGACCGCAATCAGCCCCGGCTCGATCGTTACGCATTCGATATAGCCGCCGACCAGTTCTTGAAGCTGATGCAGTTCGTTTTCGATGGTTGCAAGTTCCGCATCTTCGCCGGGGCGTTTGATGACGGCTGTTATTTTGTTCATTTGTTCCCCTTTCTGTTGTGTTCGGTAAAATACACGTCCGAACAATTACGGCATTCATTCTGTCAAAGATTCCTCGCGCATTTTGGCAAGCTGAGCCGCTCCTGAAGCCGCTAAAGCCCGTTTTGTTGCGTCTGTCAGTTTGTTCTTTCCACGCCGGAACGAAATGCACGAAGTCGGACATGAATAAGTCTTTGAAACGATGTCACCGTCCGCCGTTTCGGTGTTCTCCAGCTTCCATTCTTCTGGGTTTTCCGTGCAGAATCTGTCGAATTTGAGCATATAGCCGTAATCTGACGTATAAACTTCCATCCGCTCTGCGCGTTCGCCGTTTTCTGCATAAACATAGCCGCCCGCGTGAATTTCGCGTTCTTCTTTAGGCGTTCGCATTTGCATCTCCTTTCTGTTCACTTTCTGCAAACTCATGTGGCAAAAAAATATAGTCCTTGCTGATTCCTACAATGTCGCAAAACATATAGAAATACGCAGTCTTCATTTCTCTTGCCCCTGTTTCCCACGCCCTGACGCTTTCACGTGAAACGCCCATCTTTTCGGCAAGTTCCGCCTGCGTCAGTCCGGCGTTAACCCTTGCCGCTTCAAGTGTGATTTTGAAGTTTTCCATTGTTCACCTCCTGTCTGTGGATGCCCCACGCCTTCTATAATAGTTTGCATTTTGCGAACTGTCAACGCTTTTTGCAAACTTTTGTATTGTATTTTTATATTTCGTAATATACAATTTTTATAGAGGAGAGGAGGAAACCATGAACGAGCACGCAAGAATAATCAGCCAAAACATAAAACGCCTAGCCTTTGAGGCCGGAAAGACGCAAGCGGATATTTCAAATGATTTAGGAATAAACAAATCGACATTATCTTGTTGGATGAACGGTGTACGAATCCCAAAGATGAAGAATATAGACGTGCTGTGTCGGTATTTTGGCGTCAAGCGTTCAGACATCATGGACGAAAAGCGGAATAATTGTGTTTCTGGTTATTACCCGCTTACCGATGAAGAAAAGAAAATAATCCTTGCGTTTCGCATCTCTGACGAAACCACTAAAGACATCATCCGCAAGATTCTGGACATCAAAAAAGACCCTTCCGAATCATTGACGGAGGCGGGCTGAAATGACCAAATACAAATACATCACCAAGACCTTCCGGCGCAACGGCAAACAGTATAAAGTCTACGGAAAGACAGAAAAAGAAGCCGAAAAGAAGCTTGTTGCCCTTAGAATCCGGCTTGAAACTGAGGAAGTGAAAAAGAATACGGTCACGGTCGAAAAGTGGCTGGAAACGGCTCTGGAGGCGTATAAGCCGAACGTCTCCGCGGATTACCTCTACCAGATGCAAGGCCGGATCAATAAACATATTATCCCCGCCATTGGTTCGGAACGTGTGCAAGCCGTCACACCTATGCAATGTCAGCAGATCATGAACAAGCAGGCCGGTCGGTCAGCTTCCCATATTTCCAAATTACGGCAGGAGTTGTTCTTCATTTTCGATACCGCCAGGAAGAACGGCATAATCAAAACGAACCCCGCCGCGGATATTGTACCGCCGACAGGATCACGAGGGACGCGGCGCAGCATTACCGTTTCGGAACGGGAACATTTTCTTGATGTCACGAAAAACGAACCGCAGTACATGATTTTTCGGCTGATGTTGTTCTGCGGCCTCAGATCGTCCGAAGCCATGCGATTAACCTACGAGGACATAACCGTTCTGGATGGGGTGCACTTTTTCCATGTTCGGGGAACAAAAACGAAGGCCGCCGACAGGCTCGTACCGATCCCGCCGGAGTTGGGCCTCGGGAGCGGTTCGGGAATCATAGCGCGTGACCCAGAAGGCCGACCGTACACGAAAAGCAGTTACAGATGCGTGTCCGATCGGCTTCGGCGCGACATGAATATCTCGATGGGTGCGGAAATGGACAGCCACCGACATTTCATCACTCCGCTACCGCTCGCGGAAGATTTCGTGCCGTATATGCTTCGTCATACCTATTGCACCGACCTCAAAAAGCGGGGTGTCGACATCCGGCTGGCTAAGTCATTGATGGGACATTCCGATATAAAAGTGACCGCAGACATATACGATCACGCGGACGAGGAAAGCGCACTATTGGCGGCTGAACAGATGGGAATAAGGAAGCGGAAGCGGGATAAAACGAAGATAAAACGCAAATAGAATACGGTTTTATGGGGTTTTCACTTGACTCAAAATCAAGCGGGTAACACCGTGCCGGTTCGAGTCCGGCCACCGGCAGAAGCCCTGAAGAATGACGTTTTCGCGCCGTTTTTCGGGGCTTTTATTGTTCTGGATGTGGTCTCGTCCGCCGCCAGGAAATGGGCTAAAATCGGCTTAGAGCGATGATAAAAGCGATGATACAGAAAAGCGCGGTCAGAACGGATGCGGCGCACTTGACAAATTATCAAGCGGTTACAGAATTTATCTTCACGAAATTAAAGATTATCTTTATCAAAATAAAAACCGTCCTTATTCGGGACGGCTTAGGAATTTTTCGATTGCCTGTTTTATTACAGATGCCTGGCTGACACCGGCGCGCTCGCACTCCGCTTTGAAACGTTCCGCCAGCTCCTTCGGTACAGCCACATTGATATGCGTATATGCCTTATCATTATACCGCTTTTTTACTGCGGAGCTTGTCTTGCCCATTTCTTTCCTTTCTGCCGGGGATTAACCGCCCCGGCTCGGTGGTCTATTCAGTTGGCATCGTGATAAACCACGATGTATTCAGAAGTCTTACGGACGAGTCCGTTGCGGTCTGCGTACCTGTAGGATGCCAGCGCGTCCGCAAAGGTAAGACCCTTGAAGAAATCGCTCGTCCCCATCAGACGGCGGACGATGTCGCGATTATTGGTTGTTCCGAAAGTGAAGATTCTGCCGATTTCTGTCATTTTTATTTACCTCCATTCGTAAGTCCTTTCTGTTTCCCTCTGACTATATGATAGCATACTACTAGTAGTATGTCAATGCTTTTGCATTAACTTTTTAAGTTTTTTAAATAAAAAAAGCCCCCTGCCGAAGCAGGGGTGAAAGGGGTATCTGTCCCCGAACCGCCGAAGCGGTTACAGGCTGTTAATAAGTGCAATCCATGTCTTGCCGCCAATCGTACCGGGAGACTTAACATCAAGTTTCTCAGCCTTCTGGAATGCGGCGACAGCATAGGCCGTATTGTCGCCCAGGTGTCCGTCGATGGTCAATGGTTTGCCGTTCTTTCCTTTGTATCCTTTGGCGTTGAGGAGCGTCTGAATCGCCTTTATTTGCGTGTCTGATGCCCCGATAGCGAAGGCTTTAAGGGTTACAACGCAATTCCCCACCAGATCATCATTATCGTCTAAAACGGGCTTAGAATCGCTTACAACGACACTGTAATCCGGCATGAAGTATTTAGTCCGCGAATCAAGGGAACTGCGCCTGTATTTCTTACGGAACACCCCGCCACCGTTCGCGACCACTTCGGAGCCGCCGCTTGTGTTGCCTTCGATGGTATAGATATAATCAGCATCAACCTTGTAAACGATGCCCGTATGTCCGTAGCGGTTTTTGGACGGTCTCCAAAAGAGAATAATACTCCCGCGCTTCGGGGCCTTGTTCGTGGTTTTTGCCGCCAACGTCGGGCAGTACACGAAAGGCCAATGACCTAGCATCTTCGTAGCCGTTTCCTGCCCGTAGGTGACTAGATAGCTCCATGAAACGAAGCACGCGCACCACGATTCGCCTTGAAACGACGGCTTGACATCCTTCCAGTATTTCGTATAGTTTTTCGTCCCGGCATTCGCGGTCTTGCTGTCTAATTTCGAAATGCTCTTTTTCTCCAAATAACCGACTTCTGCATCAGCCGTTGCAATGACGGCATCGATCGCCGCCGCTTCCGTTTTGAATTTAGTCATGTACACCTCCTTGTCATAACGCGTCAGGTCATACGCCTTAATAACCTTCATCAAATCAGATACGTACGTTGATGAGGTCGCGTATCCGACCGCTTTGATGGTTTCAAGGTATTTCTGCGGGTCCGTGATCCCACGCAAATTACTGTAACGTTCAAGCTGAATAAATTCGAAATAACCCTTTATCCCCGCTTCAATCGAATCATAAACGCGGAAGTTGTCGCGGATCACTGCCTTCGCGCCGGGCGTGTACTCTTCGGTGGTTTTCATATTGACGGACTTGCCTGTCCATTTACTGCCGCATTTCAGCCCGAAATAGTTGTGATATTTCGCAGACAGTTTACTCCCGCCCCATGCGCTCTCGAGGATCGCCTGTGCAATAATCGGAGAACAGACCTTAATGCCGTACTGCGGCGCGTATTTTTGGACAATCGGCGCGACCGAATTAATAAATCTTTTCTGATCTTCCGTCATCCCGTCACCCAATTGTAAGAAAGCCCGCTCGCCGTCCGTGTTGCTTTAAGCACATACGTCTCATTCGCAGACGGTACTTCAGGAACATCAATCAATCCTTCCGCAAGTCCTTTCAAGTCGTACGGGTATTCCGTTTCATGCCCCACCGGAACCCCATTACTCGTCACATACTCTTCTGTGCCGTCAGGATCGCAGATTTGCGGAGAAGTGAAAGGTGTGCTTTGTTCGGTGGTGGGGGTGGCGAGTTCGTAGACGAGGTAAACGCCTGACAGTAACGCCTTCACTTGATCGTTTGAAAGGTTAAGGAATGCCGTATCAAATATCCGAATATTCCCGCTTGGAGTAGTCCCTATTCCTACAGTACCTGTATACAGAGAATCTCCTTTTGTTGCCTGATATCGAGCAGATACCATATTAGGAACGATTCCAGATGTCACACCTTTACATACCACTTCGGAAGTCTGCACACACCGTCCGTTCGTTGCTGTGGTAGCTGATGCAACATAAGTCAGCGTCCCCAAATCAACAGCACCATACTTCCTCGTCACTGTCCCATCACTCGTTTTCGTATCTCCATCAGCATAGAGGTTATTATTGCTGTCAAGTTTGAACAGACCACGAAGGGTATCTGTGCCAAGGTCGTATGTATGGGAGACGTAGGGTTCGTATTCTCCGTTGCGGTCGGAGGAGAGATTGATACAGATGTCGTGGTTGTAGGTTGTGCCGTAAGTTGAAGAGAGGGCGAATGTTATATAAGCCGCATTGGACAGCGTTGTGAATGTATTCGCCAAAATTCTCCCGTAGCGAACGAAATTCCCGTCTGCGTCATACGTAAATATCCTTATGCCGTTACTGCCAACGTCATAAGGCACGTTAAAATAATACGTGGTAGACGGCAGTATCTTAATGCGGTTCTTGCTCCGAATCGTAGTGGTTGTCGCATACTTCGCGCCTGTGTTTTCGTTGTAATCGCCAACTTCCCACTCTTCATCCCACTGATTAAAGCCAACGCATACCTTCTCCGTCACTTCCACGGACTCAATGCTTCCGCTGTTGTACGGAACATAACCGCTCGTCAGGAAGCCGTAAGAGCGAAGCCATGCAAGGCTGTTGTTCCCGAGTGTCAGCGCATAATCGGCAATAGCAGAACCGAGGAACTGCGTCAGGTCAACAGACATAAACCGAGCATGAATATTATACGCCGTGCCTGCCGTTAACTTGATTCTCACACCACCTGACCAATTACTGGTATGTTTATTAATCGCGCAATCACCTGTTGTGTTGTTTCCGAATCCTGAACGTGACCATGTGAATCCGTTCGCTCCCTGACAGACAATCAGGCATACATGATTTGCAGGCATGGCAGTATCTGACGGATTATAAGGATCAATAGAACAGTTATTTGTCGGCGTGCCTGTTATGTTAATATACCCACCTGATACAGATAGGGTTAGTCCCTCCGTGTTAGTTCCGTTGTTCGAATATGTTGTATGCGGATATAACAGCTGATTCTCCCCCACGCTTGCACCGACAAGGGTATCGTCTTCCCGCTCTCCGATTTTAGACGCTCCACCTACTGTTTTACGCATGAGATACGGTACGGAATCGGTATATTTGCGGTCGGAGATAAGGTTTCCTGCGTAGAGGTTTGGATAATAACCATCTTCGTTTGCGAGGCCTTCCTTGCTGTCGTCCGCGATCTTTTTAAGGTTCATCTTGCCCGTGCCGCCAGCCGAATCAACAAGGATATACTGTCCCTCCTGTACCTCCTGCGACAGTTCCGCAAGGTCTATGATCCGTTTCTTTTCGTCAGCCATTTTCGCCCTCCAGATACCTCTTGTTTGCAATCGTAACGACCGCACCGAAGAAAACATCGAACGCGGCAAGTGTCGAAACGATCTGCGAGCCGTACGGGATGCCCCACGTATCGACCAGCGCAGCAACGAAGACCACCGCCGGAGCGACAAGTAAAGAAATCGTTTTCAAGGTGTCATAGGTTTTATTACTCATGTTCTGCCCCCTTATAAGAATTTATGCTCTTTAAGAAGCCCGTTATAGGTGTCCTTAATATTCTGCGCGGAAATGACCGTGCGGGAATTTTTAAAAGCCGGATGCGCGTCACAATATTTGTCGTATCTGTCAATGTCCTCTAGTGTCTGGTCGAAATATTCCTTGCTGTGTTTTTGATGCGTAAGCAGTTCGTCATTGAACCGAAGAATGTGCGTCCGGGCAAGCACGGCCTCCCGCTCCTCGATGATATCCCGGATGCCGTCCACTTCTTTTTTTATTTCGACAAGCTTGGAATCAATACAGCCCAGGAAGAAATGTCGTAACGTCTTTCCGAACCACGTCCATGGGTTAATCTTGATTGGAACAATCTGGATCAGCGTCACCGCGCCGACAAACGAGGCGATATAATGCTCCGTCAGAAAAGATATTATTTCCTGCATATCATCACCTCAACATCCCGTCTATACCGCCCGCGACCGTGCCGTTTACCCGACATATAGAAATCTTCTGATCGATCGTATCGGCATCAAGCGTTCCCGTGATGATGTCGCCAATTTTGACCGATCCGCGCAAGGAAGAAAACGGGCTTGCTCCGATAAGGATATAATCAGCCGCATCCGTCACGATGTAACCGCTTTCCGCATCAACGAGCAATGATTCGGTCGAAATCAATTCCTCAAAATATCCGCCGCACATCATTCACACTCCCCTGTGATCGTGAGGAATGCCGAAATAAACGTGTACACCGCGCCCGTGCCTCCTAGCGTCAGTTCAATGTCGTAATTATAACGACCATAGAACAGCGCGGCTGTCTCGGACGAATCAAGAGTCAGTTCAAGGCTCTCTGGATCGATGTTCTTTTCGAGTTTCAATTCATAATCCGGCATGCCCTCATAACTTTTTGACACAGCAAAACGGATCGTGTCCGCGGATGACGGCGTATAAATCGAATCGTCTTTGATTAGCGTGACTTTCAGCGCGAGGGAATCGCCGCGGGTTAACGTAATATTGTTGTTGTAGTCAATACTCAACATTTTCACTCGTCTCCATAATTTCTAAAAAATAAGTGATAGTAAATTAAACACAGATTGTAGCGCCTACAAAATCGTCTTTAAGTCGGGGAGGATTACTTTGCCAGCGGGAACAGCGGCTTCGCCGTCAGACACGAGCATCGATATTTCAGACGTGAAACCATCAGGGTATACAGCGTATCATGCACTGGTTCTGTTAAACTCGTATGAGCTTCCGTACGGAACAAACAGACAGGTACTGACAAGAGTCGGTTTTGTTTCTGATGATGCTGTCAGGATATTAAACGCCACATCCGCATGGACACAATACACGTATTACATGACCCTCATCTGCAAAAAGATTTAAGCGCACGGAATCGCCACATTAAAACGGAAAAAACCACCTGCTGTACCCGTCGCTGTAAAAACGCTTATAACGCCAGCGGTTGAGATCTGCACAAGTGCAACCTTCGCCCCGTTATCCTGAGCAGGTACGTCTTGCAGGATATCGTAGGCGGCTGTCCAGTTTGAGATTCTTCCAATCTCTACGAAGCTGGATGTGTTACCAGTAAAGTTAATGTACAGATTGCCGTGAAGGCACAGCATATTACTGCGCTTACATGCCGCAAGTCTATTAAATCCCGTAGAGTCAACGAGCGAATTTGACTTATACGTCAGTGATAGACTTGTAAGGCTTAAATCTGTGTTTAATTTACTGATCGCCCCCGTCACCGTGCCGTCGCCGATGTCAGAAATGCTTGTGCCTCCGATTGCTCCGCTTACCGTATTTTTCCCGCTCCCTGTGATGTCTGTTGTTCCTAACAGGCTATACAGGTAACGCACATTCTTCATCATGGTCGTTATGCGGTTCAGAATGTTCTTCAGCGACAGGCCGGACGTGACCGCATCAACATTCGTCCATGATGCCGCCTCGGAACTATCCCCGGATGTAAACGCAGGAGCCGCGTCCTCCGTGATCTTCTTTCCGATGTTTGCAACCGTCATCTTCTGCGTTGTGGTTCCGTTGTCAACAGCCACGACATCAGCATCCGCCGCGGTTGTCTGCGCGGGTAGTTCATGTATTTGCATTTTTCGCCTCCAATCTTTCCAGACGCTCGAGCACGTCCGCAAGCTGGGTCTTAAGGGTGTCTATTTCTTTCTGCTGTTTCTGGACTTTATGAAGGAGCATAACGGACAGTTCCGAATAATCGATGCCGTATACTTCTTCGCCCTTGTCATCCGTTCCAATGCCGACAAACCCGCTCTTTTCAATGCCGAGTTCTTCAATCTGTTCTGCCGTTTTTCTTGCCCCAAGGCCGACATATTTAGAACCGTTCGGGCGGTCTTTCCATGTGAACAGAATCGGCTCCAGAACGTCCAGAAGGGTGTCGTATTTGTCGTCATACGGGTATAGGTTTTTCAGCCGCTCATCTGACGCTTGCGTTATTGTTGAAGAACAATACAGATTATCACTGGAAGCCTCATAATATAGGCGTACATTACTTCTAAAATATACTTGATCCGTGAAAACGGTGTTCCAAAGACGATCCGCCGCCCCGAGATTGCCGCCGCCCTGCACGTTGTAATTGTAGAGCGGACAAATTTCATTGCTCACTAATCGACCGTCAACATAAAACAGTGCTCCTGCAGATACTCCGTCGGCGTATGTTTGATTTGTTAACGACGCATTAGACCTTCCGATATATACGAATTTATTTCTCGCGGGGATAATTTCGACAACTCCGGCAGAAGTCTGTTCCGATGTCTTTATCGCTATTAACCCATAGTTGCTTGCCGTGGTTTCTGCGAGGCTTGTGGTTAGCAGTTCTATTCCGGCATAAATGCGCATCGTCTGCATGAAATACGCGTTTTGTTTAACCCTCATGCCGCCGGACGTGTAAAAGCTACCATACGCCAATATTTTCTCCGTGTCGCCGTTGGGGTTTAGCCCGTTGTTGATAATCAGATCCTCGCTATATGCTCCGCCTTCGTTATGTGAAAAAACGACGTATTTCGCGCCGGATTCTGCCGCGAATTGCACGCCTCTCCCGACATTGCCCCGAACAACCGGCGTGATGCTTGCTGTTATATATTCCGCCCCATCAATAACTCTAATAAACTTTATTCGCCCGCCGGAAAGTTCCGTTATATCATTGCCGGAAACGGTTCTGATTATTGAAAGCGCAAGGTTAAAGAATGTCTGCCCGTCGTAACTGCTTAATGTTCCGGCTTTTATCAAGTCAGCGTTCAGAATGCCCGTGTCGATAAAATCAGCCACAAAATGCCCGTCTATCGTCCAGGCTGTTTCATACGGCCCTTGATATCCGTTTCTTGAAAAGCCTATTCCGCTCTGATTCATGCGAATGACATTTACGGCGGTGTTGATGTCGTCCGTGTCCATGATTAGTATTTCTTCGGGCTGTCCGTTCGCGTTTGCCTTCATGACCACGTAACCGCCGAGACCGCCACGGATAAGCTGTGTTGCATTGTTGATTGCCGCTTGCATTCGCCCGGAACGCACATAGTCAGACATCACGCCCGTAACGCGCTCCACAATGGAATCAGCAAGGGAAGTCTGCGGCATTCCTAATTCTATCGAATCAAAACGATCCAGCAGAACGTTATAAACGGTCTTAATAACCTTCTTTTTCAGTTCCACCTTAAGAGCGGGATAGTAAATTGTAACGGTATCGCATAACTGCACCCGCTGGAGCGCGGAAACGTCCTCATATTCCGGTGTCTGCCAAAGCGCGACGAAATCTATTTCAATGTTTTCGTCTGTCTCCCATGCCTTTGACGCGGCAAGCTGACTTTCGGCTTTTGCCCGAAGTTGCGCCACCGTCGGCGGTTCTTCCCATTCATCCGATAAGTCCATAGGCGCAAGGGCGATATCGAAATAGTCAAATTCAAACGGATTTCCGCTTTCATCCCGGATGATGGTGTCGTCTTCGTTTGTCCAATACGCCGAATTTATCGGTATTTCATCCGCGAGGATATACCATTCGGGGAGCGTGACTATGATTCCAGCGTCATCCTTCCAGAACGGCACAACGCCCGTGTATCTGCCTTCGATGCTCTGCTCCGCCGTGATGTCCGTTAAGTTCTTCCCGTACCTTATCGACACGCCATTATCAACGCCGCGGGCATCGTATAGCGTTACGGTGAATTTGTCGAACTTATACTCGCCGCCGCCGAAAACGTCCAGAATAGAGCCTTCTACGCCGCCAAGACGCGCCCGTATGCTGTCCGGCACGTCAACGGAGAAATTAACGCCGGATGTGCTTTTTGTCGTTTGGAGTGTAAATGGACACCCGCCGATCGCGTTTTCTTCCAGACCCGCAAGCGCAAGGCCGACGCTTGTATCTTCCTGCGAGAATGGTTTTACAATGATATTGGATAACCGATAGCTGATATGATGCGCACTAAAGGTTACAAGCCCGTCAATCGTTGCGGAACGCTTGTAAATCTCAAACGGCTGCGCGTCTCCGCTGTCGTCATGCGTGCAATAAATCAAGCATCCCTCTTTGATTTCCTCGTAATGTTTTCCTGTTATCGGATAAACAAATTCGCATTCGAAGATGCCGTTTCGTTCCTCCGTGACCTCACACGAAACGCAATCAGACAGCCGCCCGATCCCGTTAGACAGGAATAACGTTTCTTCATTTGTGTAAAGAATCGGGATCATACTCTAAACCACCTCGGAGTTATTTCGACCCTTGTCACGCCATTCTGGAGCGTGATGCCCGTTTTTCCGCTCGGGAGCGTTGGGAAGTCTTTATTCTGAATTTGGACATTACGGTTGCAGTTTACCGCGCCATAAAATGCGTCCATCATTTCGCAGTCAATATCCGTATACGCTCCGGCGGTCTCCGTGATCGTGATTGCGTTATTGCCAATCCCGACCGTGCCCGTTCCATATACCCGCAGGAGCGGACGCGCCGCAAACTGTGTCGGGTTATATATCGTCCCTGCCGCCGTGAACGTCATGACATTTTCACCGGAAATAAGATACCTCTGCGGCTTGCAGTTAAAAACCAAATCAAACCGCCCAGCATCGTTCTTCTGCGTTGCCTCCACCTCGAACGCGCCGGCATAAGCCGCCATGCGGTACTCTTCCGGGTTGTAGGTGTCGACAAGTCTGCAATATCCGTTTCGTGAAAGCAGGAAATTACGCCATCCGGCAACAGCTCTTTTGAAGTTCGTATAGATAAATGCCGGATATGTTACCTCGATGTTTTCAAGGCGTTTTTCGTTGCCGATCAATGCACCGTTTCGCCCTGGGACTTGCAGAAACTCATAAGCGCGGGCGGGAGCATTGAAAGCTCCCTGTCCGCTGATATACACGCCATAATCGCGGCTGTCTACGCCGTCAAAGGTTAGGTAATTACGCAAGGCCAGCCGCCTCCTTCTGTCTCTGGAGCGCGACAAGGCGATTCTGAACCGCGTCAGCAAGTGCGTTCACGTCCTGCCCCTGTGCTCCGTATATGTTGACGTTGTATGTGGTCTGTCCAGAACCCGCGATCTGCCGAAGTTTCGCATCCGACAAGACGATTTCGCCGCCATTTCCGTCTCCGAAACCCTTGTTTCCGTAGGGTGTCTGTAATACGGTCGGACGGGTGAACATTACCGGGTTCGTATATGCTCGCTTATACCATTCTGTCTCGAAGCCCGAAGGATATTTATACGTCTTTCCGAAAATGGTTGTTTCGTTGTACTTCAGTTTGATATGCGGCAGTTTGGGCTTTGGGATCGTCCACGAAAAGTTGCTTGCTTTTTCTTTTACCGCCGAAAGCGCGTCCTTCACGTCACCAACGAAGCCGCCAACGCTACTGCTTGCCTTTTCGATCGCCTTTTTGATCGTACCGCCGAAAACATCATCCATCTTCGTTCCCAGATTGCCCGCCGCGCTCTTGATGTCGTCAAACTTCGTTGAGACTTTCGATTTGATCGTGTCGACCGTAGACGAAATGTTATCCTTTGCCGTCTTGAACTTATCGGAGACCGTTGATTTCAGCGATTCCGCCGCAGAAGAAGCCTTTTCCTTCGCGTCGTTGAACTTGCTCTTGACCTTTTCCGCGATATCAGAAGCCGCCGTGCCGACAGCCGTTTTGGCTTCGGAAAACTTCGTGCTGACGGTGTTTTTCAATGTCGTGACCGCGTTCGATGCCGATGTCTTCGCCGCGTCAAATTTCTGTTTTGCGGTGTCGGCTATGTTTTTAAACGCTTCCGAAGTTTTGGCTTTAAGGTCTGTCCATTTTCCCTTAACGTCTTCGACCAGCTTTTTCGCCGTTTCCTTGATTTTGTCCCAGTTCTTGACGATCAAAGCCGTTGCTGCAATAATTCCGACCACGACCGCGCCACCGATAAGGAACGGAGCCGCCGCCGTTACAATGCCGCCGAGTGCCGCGATCAGACCGCCGCCACCGGCCGCACCCGCCGCCGCTGTTACTCCTTCGACCGCCGTTGTTGCCGCTCCAGCCGCCGCGACCGCTCCAGATCCGCCTGTTATCAGACCGATAAGGCCACCAATACCGGAGACGATTGAACCGACCGCCGACACCACGCCGCCGAGGATCGTGACTAACGGGCCGACCGCCGCAACGATAAGCGCGACTTTGATAAGCGTTTCCTTCTGTCCGTCGTCAAGGCTGTTCCATTTTTCGGAAAGGTCCTTGATGATATCCCGAAGCGTTCCCATCGCTTCTGAAAGCATCGGCGCGGAAGTTTCCACGATGTCCGAGCCAATGTCCTTCATCTGGTTCATCGCGATCGTTACGTCATCAAGAGGGTCGACCGTTGCGGAAAATGTATCGTCAACACTTCCCGCGTATTCGTCAAGGCTCTTTCCCATCGCGTCAAACTGGATTTTCCCCTCACGGACAGCCTTTGCGATCGCCGGGCCTGCCTTGTTTCCGAAGATTTCCATTGCCGCTTGCGTCGCTTCGGTATCAGTTCCCGCGTTCTTAATGCTGTCTTGGACTTCCTTTAAGGCCTCGCCCGTTGGCTTGCCCTCTTTCGCCGCGTTCTGGAGTGCTTTTTTGAGACCAGCCATCGCGGTATTAACATCAACGCCGGATGTCTCCAGATTTGAAAGAAGGTCAATAACATCACCCGCAGACAGCCCCATATCATCAAACGCCGCCGCATTACTCACAATAGACCCCGTTAACGTGCCGATATCAATACCCGAGTTCTGCGCCGCGGTATTCAAGGCATCGAGGAACTTGCCGGCATCCTCGACGGGAACGTTCATCGACTCCATCGCCTTCTGCACGGCATCGACCGAACTTGACACATCCGTGTCGTTTAAGTCTGCGAATTTAACGAATTTCTCGGACAGCTTTTCGAGGTCTTCCCCCGTCAGCTTGAATCTCGTGTTGACTTCACCAACCGCATCTGATGCCGCCTGAAACGATGTCGGGATCGAGGTTGCAATGTTCTTCGCGGATGTCTGCATTTCCTCGAGAGCTTTTCCGGATGCTCCCGTCTTCTTCGTGACGGTGTCCATCGCTTCGTCAACTTCCTTCCACGAAGCAACAGCACCCGCACCAACGGCGGCAATCGGAGCGGTGACGTGTGTTGTCAGCCCTTTCCCGACTTCCTGCATCTTGCCGCCGAGTTCCTTCATCTTGTCCCCGGCAACTTTAAGTTGCTGTGACGCAACACTGCCGAACTCTTTGTATTCACCCTTCAGCCCGTCAAGCTTTTGCTTCGTTTCCTCGATTTCGCGTTCAAGGGCCTTCTGTTTCTCGGTGACCTCGCCGGAAGTGTCAGCCTCTTTCATCTGCCGCAGGGCTTCTTCTTCCGCTTCAAGCTTTTTCGCCGTTTCGGAAATAGCCTCTGTCAAGTAGCCCTGTTTCTGCTTCAGAAGATCAACGTTGCCTGGGTCAAGCTTTAGCAGTTTATTGACATCCTTAAGGCTCGATTGTGTGTTCTTAAGGTTTTTATCTACGTCTTTTAGGGCGGTTTGTAGCTTTGTGGTATCGCCGCCGATTTCAATTGTTATGCCCGCAATTCGGTTCGCCATGCTTCACCGCCTTAGAATTTGTCGAAGTCGCTCTGTGTTGCGACTTGCTTATATTTGTAACTGTCGTTTGCCGCTTCCGTCATCATGTCGATAACCTGCCCGTATTCGAGGAAATCCAACTCGGACAACGAAAGCCCGAGCTGGATGCACCTTAACAAATACAGAGCGGTCGTCATTACTCGCTCTGTCGGTCGGCTTTTGCTTTTGGGTCGACGGATGTCTCCGAGTTGCCAGCGTAGATATTGCCGATGTCTCCAGCAGCCATCTCGAGGGCGTTTGGTTCGAACCCTCCCGCCCATTCGATGAACGTATCGAAGTTCAGCTTGGCAAAATCAGCCTTTTCCGCCTGTTTCGCCATGATATAGCCCATTTTGACGAACAGTTCTACGTTTTCAATGCCGCCGTCAGAGTTGGACGCAAGTATAAGGAAATCCTCACGAAATACCTGCTTGTAGCGGTAGACGCTCGCGCCGTTCGCGGTCATTTCGACATCACGACCGCCAATATTAACAATTCCGAACATATTTAACCCCTTTCAAATTTGGGTCAAGCCGCAGGGATATAGACGCTCGTGAACCAACCGTTGTAGATTGTATCCGCCGTGTCCGCGGTCGTCTTGGCCTTCGGGATATCCTTATCCAGATCGGCAACATAAATCGTCGTGGCGGTGATCGTCACACTCTCCGTCTCCGGCTCAATGCTGTCTTCCTTCGTGCTTCCGCTTGCGCTCGGACGGGTCGCGGTGCAGTTATAGATGACGTGGCGCGTTGCCTTCTGGTCGCCCTCGAACTGGAACAGAAGAGCAAAGTGGACAGGATCAGCCCCCGCATCTTCATAGATGATGTTATCTGTGTTTTTGACCATGCCGAGGATGTCGACAAGAAAGTCGTCTGGAATCAGTGCAAGTTCAAGATCACCCTCGTAGCCGTTATTTGCTACGGACACGTAATAGACGATGTTGTCCGCGTAAAACGGTGTGCTGTCGCCCTGGGGATCCATTGACAGGCTAACCGCGCCCTTCAGCGGCTTCGGGGTGGCGTAGGTTGCCGAACCGTCAGCCGCGATCGTTGCAACGGCATAATAGACGTTTTTAATGCCGTATTTGATTTTATTTGCAGTATTAGGCATTGATTAATACCTCCATTGTGTAGGTTATCATGTACATTTTTTCGTCATCGATATATGTCTCTGTTTTATCGAAATACATATCGTGCTGAATCAGTACGGTTTCAAGCTGTGATTCAAGCGCGAAATCTTTGTTATCCGTATATAGCTCGATTACAAGCTGATTGATACGGGCATAGTTGATATTGTCCGCGCTGAAATCATCATCGTTTGGGTAGTAATAGCAGATAAACGGCGGTTCTTTGGCTGTCGCATCCGAGAATTGGTAGTAAGCGACGGGAACGCCGACTTGCACGACCATGTTATATATTTCTGTCAGCGTCATAACTTAGCCGTCACCTCCTGCGTGTATTTCTCGATCAGTTCCTTCTCTACAGGCGCGATATGTTCGCGGCCTTCCGCCCGACCGCCACCGCGCTTGGCGTGACCATGCTCCAGAAGATGCGGAAGACCGGGCGTTTGATTGTAAATCGTCGCACTAACGCCAACGCGCGTCTGGTTCAATTGAACTTTCCACCCCTTCGCGTACTTCGTGCCGTTGAACAGCCTTGCGGATTCGGCTTGCAATTTCTTCGCCCCGCCCTGCGCAACGGTCTTTGTGATCGCGTCAAGGTTCTCCTGCACGTCTTCGCCGTACTTCTTTAACGCCCGCCCTATCGCGGCATCAATCTGGTTTATAGGTGTCTTTTGCGCCATTCGTGCCGCCTTTCCGCTCTGCGTATAACTCCAGATAATCAGTTCCGGGGATATAGTAGTCTCTATACACGGCGTAGTATTTCCCGCAGTACTCGATCTCTATCTCCTCGCAATAGTCTCCGGCGAAAATGGTAAATACAAGCGATGGGTTAAGACCGTTTCGTCCACCATTGAAGAACTCCGTCCGCGTAACGGAATCCACCTTGCAAAAGACTTCCCGCTCCGTTCGCTCCTTGCGTTCAACGCCGTATTCATCCGTTTTAAAGCACGTATTTACGAGTTTTAGAACGTCGTCCATTATTCCTTCGCCTTCTGGCTAAAAAGCCTGTTATTTAGCGCGTAACGAATCATTCTCGGCATCCCCGCGGTGTCGGAATAGTCCCGTTTGCGCCACGTCCAAGCGGCGTACATAACCACAAGCTGACAGTCTTCTATAGCCTCGTAGTCAAGGGTTATTCCCTCGCGCTCTATCATGCTTGTGGCGGCTCGGAGATATTTCCCGAGCCTGTTATCGTATGCCGTTGTCATTATTCCGAGGTCGGTTTTGAGCATTTGCAGAAGTAACGCCATCTGCTGTTCGTTCATAACTTAACCCCCTATCACTTCGATAATGTCCGCTTTTCTCATTCTTGAGGAAACGCCCGCAATGCCGTTTTCGTCCGCATAGGTTAATAATTGAGCCTTAGTCATGCCTGATAAGTTCGGCGCGTTGAGCGTCCCCTCTTCACTTCAAGTGTTCGCGGTGTCCTGAGCGAAACTCATGGTTGCATTCGGGGTAGTGCCGTTAAGACCGACAGCAACGAACGCTTCTGCGATCACGGGCTGACCGTCGTATCTTGCGGTTCCCTTCATGACCGTCTGATCCTGCAGGAAGCGCACGTGCTCGGAAGTGGCGAACTGCTGTCCGGCTCTCTCCGCAAGCAGATACAGATCGAAATATCCGCCGATGATCACATTATTCGGCACGAAGGAAAGCACCTCGATGATGCCGCCCGCAACAGGCATTGCACCATTAACGCCCGTCACGATCGTTCCGGCGGCGGTCACTTCCAGACCATCCGCAAGAAGGTTCGTGTATGTGGTCTCGTTCATGACCCAGACCTTTTCGCCGCGGCTATACTTGCCCTTCGCCGCGCCGGATGCGGTCACAATAGCCTTGAACAGATCGATTCCCTTAGTGGCGGCGGGGATTGCGGTAATATTCGATGTGTGCAGGTCAACCCATGTTCTCGCGGTGTCGGGATATCCTGCGGGCTCCTCCGTCTGTACAAGTCTCGTCATAACGCCGAGCGGCATTCTTGTACCGGTTCCGTACAGGATCGCCTTGTCGAGCGCATAACCGATAGACTGACCGAGGGCGGTAAGCAGTTCTCCCGCAAGGTCGATGTCGGAATCCTCGAGGGTGGCGTTGCAGATTGCGAAATATCCGCCTACTTTCCAGCAGTTCACCTCGGTATCGTTGAAACCGAGATCCAGTTCGTTAAGGTTCGCGCAGCAGTCCGTCCAGACCGCTTCGGGAACTGTTCCCATGACAACGAGGCGACCGTTGCCTGACAGAGCGCGGACATTTACGTGCTTGTAAAGCTTCGAGTACTCCTCTACGTTCTCGCGCAGAAGTCCGAGCATGACCTCCGGGATCGTGAGGCCGACGTTCGCCAGAGCTCTCTTTTCTTTGATGTAGGTTCTCACCTCCGCAAGGTATGCCTTGACATCCTCGCGGGTGATAAATGCCTCCTGTGCCTCTCTGGTCATCTTGCGGATGATTTTGTTTCTGGTGTTCATAGGCTTTGTTTCCTTTCGTGCTTCTTCTTTTTTGGGAGTGGTGTCCTGCTTGCGTTCTTCCTCGATCAGTTCTTCCTCGAGTTCGCCGATCTCACGCTCAAGGTCTGCCTTTTTCCCACTATGTGCGGTGAAATCGGCCTCGTATGCGTCCGCCATTTCGCCAACGGCGGTCTGATCCTCTTCTGTCTGTGCCTCCTCGATTGCCGCCGTGAGTTCCGCCTCACGCTTCACGAATTCGGCATCCTTCTCCCGCAGGGCATCAAGTTCCTTCTTTTTGGTGTCGATCTTTTTGCGAAGCAGTAATGCTTTTAATGCCATTTCTTCGACCTCTCTTTCATGCTCTCGCGCCACGCCTCAAGCTGACGTTTCTTGATTTCGTCACGCTGTTTTTCGCGTGCGGAGATATTAGTCTGTTCGTATGCCGGGAATGTACAAGCGGACACCTCATAAAGCGTCACCTCTCTGATCGTCCAATGGATCGACCCGTCATCGCGGAAGTCGGTTTCCTCGTTGACGATGTCAAAGCCAATAGAGCACCCGTCTACGTCGCCGCGGTTAACGCGCTCATAAAGGTTCATAGCGTCGGAATCGTTCGGATTGATCTCGACCTTTCCCCACAGACCGCGCTCATCTTCCCGCAGCTCCAGCGTGTGCGCTTTGGTGCGTCCTATGACCAGAGTTGTGTCATGGTTAACAAGTGCCCGGATATCCCCGGAAATGGTATTTGAGAATGCCCCAGGTGCAATGCTCTCGCTCATGCCCTGTGCAATCTCATAGTTACTATTGAATACGGCGAAATAACCCTCAATGTATTTCTTGCCGTTTTCGTCATCCCTTGTCTGAAACGTCGCCGGAATATCCCGTGTCTGTCTCATTGTTGTTCGTTCCATTTTCAAACCTCCCGATGCAATCTTTTGCCGAATCTGTTTGAGACCATCGCATTGTCATGCCGCAATACCGGACGTGTGCGCATCCAATCCCGGACACCTTGCACATGATCCGTCGCCCTTTGAAATATCCTTTATCACATACAAGAAGCATTTAACCGCCCCCGTTCAATTTCCCTTGATCGCCGATCCTGTCCGCTGGAATATAGTTTTCTAATATCCGCAGTTCATCCAGACCCTCGAGCGGGCTCATGCCGATCCGATCCCGAACCTCGTTTCCCGTTACGATTCCCTTATCCGCAAGGCCGGAAAATACATCATATATTGTCTTCAAATCCCAATCCATGAGGGATAGGGTGTTAAACTTCAGATACCACCCGGGCGACAGGATCAGCTTTTTCGTCATCTCCTGCTGAATGCCCGTTGCAATCGGCCTGACGGTGTTCTGGATGAAACTGTTCCAAGCATCCTTGTTATAATCGCCGATTCCTAGCACGAACGGCGGCACGCCGATAATAGACGCGACAGTCCGCTTGTCGAGTTCCACGGTGTCATTGATCGCAAGGTCCGATAGGGAAAGCGGGCGAATCTGTTCTATGCTGAATTGATCCGCAGGAATCAGCCACGGCTCGCCAACCTCGGAAGATTCAACGTATTCTTTTAACAGTTTCTTCCTTCCCTCCGGGCTCGAAAACTCGTCGATCATGCCGTCGACCTTAACGATAATTGACGGCTTCCATTTCGATTCCATGAACCCGCGTTCCGTAGCGGATGCCTGTTTAAGGTTGTTCGCCACATCCCGAAGTGAGACCTGCAAGCCGCGTCCCTTCCACAAGTAATGAGGGTCCGGATTGTGGATAAAGTGCAGAACGTTCTCCGGCTGCTTTTCCCCTCCGTCTATTAATACCCGGTAATCGCGGAAGCCAACTGGGAGAAAGCCCACCCTGTCAGCGGATATCGGTTCAAGCGATTCGAGGAACCCGTTCCACGTGTGCGGCATAACAATACTGTTACCGTGACCGTATAGGAGCATATTCATAACGATCGCTTCCATCCACGTCTTACGCGTCATGTTCGGCATGGGCGAAATATCAATCTGGCGCGACAGTTCGTTAATGATGCGAACGTCGCCGCGCTCCGTGTTTGACATCAGATAAATCGTCATGCTCCCGATCAGCTGGGCGATTGTCCGGCAAGCCGTCATGATATCGGGGTTCTTGTCTAGCGACGTATAGCCGGAAATACAGAGCGTATCGTAAGCATCCTGCGTCAGCAGGAAAGCCGTCTTCCGCTTATTCCTCCCCGAACCATTGTCTAGCTTTCTTTTTCTTTTCGCCATCTTCTATACTCCTTACGCACGCAAACACACTTGCGTCGAATAGGTCTATCCTCATGTTTTTCTCAACTTTTTCGTATTGAATCATGTCGTCCTGCTTTTCAATAGCGGAGACATTTGAAACGCAATACTCATAGGCCTCTGAATGCAAATAGTACAGGTTGCCGTCCTTTGCCGCCTTTTCGATTTTCCGAAAGCCCTTCGATTTTTTAACGTATAACTGCGGCTGATCGATAATCTTGAACTTTGCCGCCGTCATAAGCGGGATATATTCCTCGCCCGCAAATTTAGGATCATGCCCGACCTGTTTTATTCGGAACCCTTTCTCCCGCATCTGCACGAACCAATTAACGATATCGCCATAATTAACTGTAGGTGAATTACAGAGCGTTAACCATCCGTCGTCTTTCCACCCGAACAGGGGGATATTATCCTCTTCGGCCTTATGCACCGCCGCCGTTACCGGGAAGAATCCGTGCGTTATGATTATCGAAACGCCCTCATATTCGCCGTATAACGCCGCCGCTGTTAAGTCGTAAACCCTTGACAGGTCTGCGCCGCCGTACCATGAAACGGGCAGCTTTGCGAGTTCCTCAATCGTCCACTTATATCTGTTGTCTGAATGTTTGAATTCTTCTATGTTGAAATATGCCTTCATCGCCGCGGTGTAAATATTCAGCGACCGCGAAAGAAAGTCCTTCCGCTGTTGCGGATCGTTCTGCGCTTGCATCGCATCGTTCGCCATGTCCTGGGGGCGAATTGTTACACCGTAGTTCGGGTTAGCCTTCCTGTGCTGTATAGGGTTCGTATAATCGACATCGCCGTGCTCGTCTTGGTCAGCCCTTGCGACAAACGAGAAAAAGGAATCGTCCTTGACCGTCCCCGCCGCCACCTTGACAGCGTACTCCATTCGACCATGACCGAAGCTGTTGATATTATCCCCTGCGGTTGTGATACCGATCATTAATTTATTTGTATAACCTTTCATGGCTTCCTTGAATCGGTTATACTGCGCGGGTTTTTTATACGCCGCTACTTCATCGGCTATAGCGAAGTTGCAGTTGAAAGAATCCTGCGCATCCGGGTTAGATGCCATGATCTGGATCTCAATTGTTCCGTCCGGCCTTCCGTTCTTTGTGAATGTGTATTTTATCGAATGTTCGAAAGAATTATCCTTGATTTCGAATTCGTCAATGATCCCTTTATATCGCAACGAGAAAAGAAGAAACTGAAAGCTCTCCAACGCCTGTTTTAATGCCGCCGCCACAACATAGACGGTCGAGCCGGACTTCCTCTGGATGATCGCCACAGCAAAAGCCAGCGAGGCAATGTATGATGTCTTCCCGTTCTTCCGGCCTATCATGATAAAGGCCTCTTTGAATCGGCGTTCCTCTGTTCCTTTCACCCAGAAACCTAGTAGGTTATAGGTGCAAAAGATTTCCCACGGTTCAAGGGTGAACGGCTTTCCAAGCAAAGGGGTTCCGTCTAACGCCTCGCCCTTCCGGTGCACGAATAAGCCCTCTATAATGCTTATAGCCGCGTCCGGCTGTGTCGTGCGGAATTCTATATCCTCGCGCTCTAAATCGCCTAGAAACCGCTTACACGCGTTTACAATGTCATTTCCGGCGATCACCTTACCGCTTACAACGTCCCTTGCGTACTGTATAGCAATATCTTTTTTGCTCCTGCGTTTCATATACCTAACGATTCAAGGACGCTTGAAAATGTCGCCTTGTTTTCCGGCTCCTTCATCGCAGATTCATTTAACCGCTTAAGTCCCGCAGGAGTTAACCCCAAATCGCGCCAGTACGCCAACGCTTGAGAATTGCAGTCCATGATGACGACTAATGCCGGATTCTTAACAATGTTCGTCGCCCCGCCCTTGTTCGTGTGTTTGACAACGGTCTGCTTGCCGGATGCCGTGAATTTTTCCTCCGCATTGTCCCGGCTCTCCATGATCCCGGCAAGGGTATCAATCACGGAATCGAAAAATGGGCGATATGTTCCGGCAGCTTCACAGGATTCTATTATTCTTTTTTTCCATTCCTCTTTGTTCATCCTCTTACTGCCTTTTTATCTGGTCTTCGGGCTGAAAGTTCGACATATTCGATTTTCAAAGTATCCATTATGCCCCTTTTCGCCTAAATTGCTTTGTGGATATAAATTCC